TAGGAACAAATTGAGCGGGATTCAATATGGTCACCTGCCGATATTGAATACTTAATTATGGAGATAATGTTTTTGGACATTATCTCCATATTCTTTTATTCTACTGCATTATCTAGTGCAATAACGAGGTTATTGAAACTAGTTTGAATGTCTTCATTATCTTCAAACTCCTCGTCAATTAACTGCTGTAGTTGCAGCATTAGATTAACGATTTTACTTTGATTATCTAGCATATTAAGTCCTTTATAGTGTGTTAATAGTTTAAACAAACTCTACATAATCTGTACGCATAGTTTGCTTTGCTTGCGAGATAATACGTTCTTTATCTGCTTGCAGTGTCTCGTAACTAATATCTCCGCTAACATAAGCGCATTTTGCTTGTGTAGGGAACATATATACAATATCTCCATTATCTTTTTCTTTTTTATGCACATTAAATGCAAAGATAATCTTATAAGTTTCTTTATCTTTATAATAGATAATTTTAGCTTTTGCTACGTTTGCAGTTTTAATAACATTAGACATTGTGCTTCCTTTTTAGTGTATGTGTGTATTATAGCGTCTTTTGGCAGTGCCGTCAACTGTGGCTTTATATACACAGTCTAGCTGTAGGGGCTTTGGTTGACTGATTGGTAAAACCGTGCTATAATACACACATGTTGAAAAGGAACTTGTATGCAGAAGCGTATTGCAAAGTGGGTCAATGAACAGTACTACAAAGACGGGATCTTGTACACTATCCTCAAAGCAACTGAGAAGCCTCGTGCGGAACGGGGCGGGAGACTGATGCCTGTGTTTGCCAAGCCTGTGTCACGTTACCGTGCTGGTTGACAAGTTGGTAAAACCTTGCTATAATACACTATGACGACACAAACACAAACCCGTAAGAAGCGTGTAGACCGCAACCACATCATATACGAGCTGGTTGTCAATGGCAAGAACTACATAGGCGTCACAGCTAAGACAGAATCTACTGTGAACAAGTCGGTTCTGTCACGTGCCGCAAAGCACTTCTATCGCGCTAAGACTGAGACTAAGAACTGGCTTCTGTGTGCAGAGCTTCGTACACTCTCAGACAAGAGTGAGATCGCTGTATACGTACACGAAGTCATTCGCGGCAAGGCAGAAGCTCATCGTAGAGAAGTTGAGATCCGTAGAGCTGTGAAGCCCGTGTTGAACACTGATCGCCGTGGGGATTGAACGGGCATTGGTTGACTGATTGGTAAAACCACTGTATAATAAACACATCAACAACGAAACAGGAGCGCAAGATGGGACGAGTATTACATTTTAGACCTGTTTGCATTAACCCTGGATGCGGCAGTTTCTGCGTTCCCATGCGGGGCAGAGTTGGGGAGCCTGATGTACGATATAGAGTGTTCTGTGGTACTTGCCATAAGAACAGTTTCATGGACTATCCATTGGCCGCAGGTGTTACTAGATTTAAAACAAATCGTTGTACCAACACCGATAGCCGATTGGGATTCCCTTGCGTGATAGACTGGGAGTTGGTAGAGCGCACGGGCTTCAAGCTCAGCACAGAAATAGATCACAAGAACGGTGACAACACAGACAACCGCAAAGTGAATCTACAAGAGTTGTGTAGTGTGTGCCACAAGGAAAAAGGCAAGCGGTCCGGAGATCATGACAGCTGGAGACACTACAGAGCTGGTTGACAACATGGTAAAACCATGTTATAATACACACACTAAGGAGCAATGATGAAACAGACTTATACACTATACATATACAAGCGGGATCGTCGTACTAAGAGCGGGGAGCGACTGTTCTCCACCACAGTGTGGCAGGACCGCACACTGGAGGGCTTGGAGCGGGAGATGCGTGACATGTCACGTGACCTATATCCGGGCACTGACTGGCGCTTTGAGTTTGTACCTACAATGAAGACTGTGCGGAACTTGATGTCGGGTGTAGAGATCCAGATCCCGCATGACACTCCCCGCAGTTGCGATCCTTCAAGCGAGCTCTACTGGAGCATGTAACCCTAGGCCCTGTAGGGCCTTTGGTTGACAACTTGGTAAAACCATTGTATAATTAGCACATACACACTAAGGAGCTAGAGATGAACATTTCGCAAATCAACACTGCCATCCTGCAAGGCAACTTCACTAACGATCAACTGACTTCGGTCATCGATGCAGTCAAGTTCGCCCGGGCACGCCTTTCTGATCAGAACAAGCGAGCACTCCGCATCGGAGACAATGTAGAGTTCACATCCAGCAAGACAGGGCGGTTGACCCGTGGCCATGTGACTAAGATTGCCATCAAGTATGTCACAGTGAACACGGGCATGGGCATGTGGAGAGTACCTGCGAACATGCTGAGCCCAGTGCTTGAAGCAGAGTACGCATAAGGTTGACAAGCAGGGGAAACCCTGCTATAATACACTTACACTGAAACACAAAGGAGCTGATATGCGTGAAATGACTAGCAAGCTGATCGCAATGATGGACGAGGGTTTGATCTCAGCAGAAGCTGTGGCAGAGATGGCTCTGGCCTACATGAGCGAAGACGATGTAGCAGACATGATGCGAGCTAACGACATCTTGCTCGACGAAGAAGACGAAGACGAGTATGACGGACAGCCCGACGAAGCGCAAGAGTGGGAGAGCTTTGATCCAGATTGCTGAAGTGCCGATCCCTGCCACTAGGCCCTGCAACACGCTTGGGCACTTCGCAGGGGTTGACACTGAAGCTGTTCAGTGTTATAATACACTTACACAACAAGGAGCAGAGATGAAAGCATGGGATGTTATACGCAACGGTCGAGTCATTGACACTGTATTCTATGACGCAGACTGTGAGCTGTGGTATGTACGCAAGGGACTGATCGAACACGACGGCTATCCCTGCGACATTGTAGTTAAACCCGCAACACGATAAGGACTGGACATGACACGCTATTACGACACAATCACAGAATTTGAGAAGGACGGTTATGACATCATCGTGGATCGCACCTATGAAGACCTGCACCCCAGGGACTGCTTTGACGACTCGGTCACTGATATCAAACAGCTCTGCGAGGACATCGATAGCGGCAAATACGAATGGTTCATGCTCCGGGTCCGCGTACTGGTCGAAGGACTCGAGTTGGGTTCCTGCTACCTCGGTGGGTGCCTATACGAAGACCCCAGTGAAGTCCTTACTGACGGGACTGCCGACGACATCATTGCTGAAGCGATGGTAGAAGCAAAATCGCAGGTCTATCGATTGAGCCGCAAGTTCACTGAGTTGAGCTATGCTGTGGACGCGGAAGGTATTGATGCTTAATATTAAAAACGAAATCTTGCAATGGGTAGGTGCTGTGGCTATCATTGCCGGGCACGTACTCAACGCAATCGGTCCTAGTGTCTATCCTTACAATATTTTGGTGTTCGCTGTGGGCACCATAGCGTTCTTGATATGGGCGTTACGTGTGGCAAATAAGCCACAGGCTGTGGTCAACGTTGTATCATTAGCCATAGGCATTGTAGGGTTATACAAAGCAGTTGGTTGACTGATTGGTAAAACCTTGCTATAATTAGCACATGGACAGTTAGATAAGAGTTAAAGGTTACCAAGCCAGTAGGTGGCCTAGTTAGTGAATATACCAGTTGACGGACTGGCACTACTAGGTTACACGAAAGATGGGCGTATCAGTGACGCAGGTCACGAGTTACGGTAGTCACGCTGGAACAACTTGGCAAGTAATGTGTGCGATAGACAAGTCCGTGGACGGCACGGTAGGGCAGGATCAAAACTGTTATTTCTATCAAACATCCTTTAATTCTTTTCTAACTGTCCATAAGGGGTTGACAGGTTGGTAAAACCATGTTATAATACATACTTACACACAGCAACTAGGAGCAAAGATGAAAGCACTACAAGAGTTCATTGCACAGAAGAATCATTGGAATTCATTCTTCAAAGGCGAGCAGTATGAGATCCAGACTGCCAAAGGTCGCCAGCGCATTGCAGACATGATTGATGCCGCACTGAGTCCCGAGAACTTGACCTGTGATGGCGAACTGAGCCGCACAGAGGTTAGCCGCCGCTACAAGGAGTTGATGACTGCCGCAAAACAACTGAAGAAGTTGGACCCTAGTGTTAAGTTCTACGAATACGAAATGGAGATCTAAGATGAAAGCCTTCGTAACAACTATCCTGCGACAGGAGATCGAAGTGCCGGACGGCACCGATCGTGAGAGTGTGCTAGAGTTCCTAGCAGAGAATCAAAGTTTCCATGATGCCTTTGCAGGTGTTAGCGATATGACACAACGGTTCCGCATTGTTGATATCAGTGTGGTGGAAGAAGAGATTACCGAACTTGGTGAGGAGAGCTACGATGCCTAATTGGTGCAACAACACAGTGACGCTGGAACACGAAGATCCAGCAATGATTGAGCGTGCCAAGGTTGCGTTCGCTGAGGGTAAGTTCCTACATGAATTCGTTCCAGTGCCGCTCTGCTTGACAGAGACCGTAGCAGGGTGCCTAGGGGATCCCGAGAAGCAGGCCGAACTTGAGAAGAGCGAGCAGGACAACTTGAATGCCTACAACTACAAGAACTGGTATGACTTCTGTGTAGCCGAGTGGGGCACCAAGTGGGATGTGGGCGGCGATGATGGCTACGTCAATGACATCGAAGGCGGTGTGATCCTGAGCTTTGACAGTGCATGGGCACCACCAGTCAATGCCTATGCTAGGTTGATTGAGCAGGGCTTCAAGGTTCATGCCATGTACTACGAGCCCGGCATGTGCTTTGCGGGTGTTTGGGACAACGGTGAAGACGACTACTACGAGTACGGTGACATGAACTCAGATGAGGCAGCAGAGACATTGCCCCCTGAGTTGGACGAAGCGTTTGGTATCAGCGAGAGCATGGCTGAGTACGAGGCTGAGAACATGGACATCGACTTGGACGGCGGGCTGTCGGCTACTAACGAGTGAACCGAGGAAAGACCCTACTGCTAGTAGGGTCGTTGACAGTTTTTTGTTTTGCTGTTATAATACACACATGTTAAAACAAACAGGAACCAAAATGTTAAAAATGTACACACTGCAACGCAATAACACTTATCTAATTGCAGGAAAATTTGTGCCGCTAGCAGTAGCACAAAAAAATAAAGCAAGCATGTACAAATATAAAACTATGCTCGCACATGCAACACAAAGCATTAAGCAAGCAGGAGACACTGTAGCAGTGTTTACTTTATAACCCTACACAGCACAGGGTCTTTGGTTGACGCTGTGCTGTTTTTGCGCTATAATACACACATGTGCTGCACAGTGTAGCACATAAAAAAAGGAACTTAAAATGCAAGCAAACACACTGCAAAATTTTGTGCAACGCGACAGCGAGGGCTTGCTGTTTAGTATTGCTGTTAATAAGTTTTTTAATACTTGTGGCGATGGCTATTGGAGTAACATTGCAAAAGAAGTATATGTAGAAAGCATTTGCATGTCTATTAGCACAGAGAATATTAATGACGAGGGAGAGGAAGCAGAGTATTGCGATGGCGATTTAGCTGTTATATATACAGAAGATACTTGGGATAATAATGCATACGGTTTAATTTATACAGACAGTTTGTTTTTACAGCAAGTAAAGCAGTTTTTAATTGATAATGGCTTTGATGCAAACGCTGTTAATGACATTACTTATAGCGAGCAGGGAATGCAAGACGACGAGCGTGTTAGTTGCGATGCTTATGCGTTTGCAGATTATGTGCGTAATACATTGCAAATAACTGCATAATATATAATAATAGCACAGCGTAGATAATACGCTGTGCTATTAACCCTACGTTGCATAGGGTCTTTGGTTGACGCTGTGCCCAAATGCTGTTATAATACATACATCGCAACAAGGAGCAGACATGAAGCGTACAGAGATTGAGGAACTTTTGGGAAAGATGGAACAGTTTGCAGACTTCCTGTTTGCACAGGGCAAAAATGCATCGGGCAATGACCTAATAGGGTTTGTTGAGACAATAGACATGGTGTTGGAAGACGTTGAGCTGGAGGACTGAAATGATTACAGCAGACAAACTCACGCTCCTTACCAATATGCCTGCAGCCATGCTGACGATGGGCATCCAGCAGGCGGGCTACAAGAAGGACAGCTTCACAAGTGCCAAGTTTGTAGGGATCACCAATGCAGGTGAGTTTGCCTACACTGCTGTCTTTCCTGTAGAAGGTGGCACAGACTCTTGTAAGGTGTTTGTCAAGTATGACCCTACAGAGGATAGGGTTTCGGTTGACTACTGAAACAAAAGCTGTTATAATACATACATCGCAACAAGGAGTAGACATGCTTACAGTCAATCAAACCACTCGTGCTTACGCAGGCAAACCCGGCTGCATGTGCGGATGCAACGGCACCTACAACGAGGGCGAACGTGCCCGCAAGATGGCTATAACTGCTCTGCTTAAGAACCCTGCTGTGCGGTTTGACAGCTGGAACGACGGCGAAGAGGGCGCTGTGTTTGTAGTTACAGCTACCCGCAATCGTGTGCTGTATCTTAACGCAGACGGCGTTCGTGCTGTGCAAGCTATGGGCGTGAAGCCCGACTAAAGTGAAGGGGCATTGGTTGACACCAGTGCCGTTTGGTATTATAATACATACATAGACACTAAGGAGCTGACATGAAAGTTAAAGACCTCATCGAGCAACTGGGCTACATGGACGCAGAAGCCGAAGTGCATTTTAGCTACAACTACGGTGACCACTGGAGGACGCAGGTTGCTCCTACTGTGGACAGCGTTGAAGAAGGTGTTGTAGAGTGGAGCGGCTACCACAGCATGGACAAGATGGTTGACGACGAAGACTGCTACGACGAAGAGACCGGCGGCTACAAAGAAGGCGTCCGCCCTGTTGTAGTGCTAGGTTGACGCTTTAACCAAAAGACGTTATAATATACACTTACACACTAAACAGGAGCAGACATGTTTGCACAATATTCAACAGTTCTTAAACGAGTCATACTCAGCGATATGCGCGAAGGCTCGCGTGTTATAGTGCGTGACAACTTTGGCATGGGCAGTCCACGTGAAGTCACAGTGGTGGGACTCGACGAGGATATTAAGAACGGGCGCCCGGGCATTGACTACGATGACAGCTGGGCATATCTTACCCAGGTTGACCGTGTGGTTACTTATTGATCGGTTGACGTTCTAGCCAAAAGGCGCTATAATAAACACATAGACAGCAACACACACTAGGAGCACAAAATGGGAACACGAAGCACTATCGCACTTGAGTTTGCAGACGGCACAGTAGAGCAGGTCTACTGCCACTGGGACGGCTATTTGGATCACAACGGTGACATCCTGCAACACCACTACATGGACCCGTTCAAAGTCAAGCAACTGCTGGCGCTGGGCGGCTTTAGTTCTCTGAGCAATACTGTTGCTGAGACTGCTGAGACTGCCTACACAGGCCGCGGCGAAGACTTGAGCATTGAAAAATACAAAAACGCAGACGAGTATTTTGACTTGTGCAGTGGCGAAGAATACGATTATATCCTACGCAACGTCAACGGTGTTGCTGTTTGGTTTGTTCGTTGCTATGCGAGCAACGGTGTTTGGGTTACAATGGCAGAAGCAAAGACAATGACTAAGGAGTGTGCAGAATGAGCGCTATTAAAGATCTGTTTTACGATATTGAAACTATGTTCATTGAGGGGCACAGTGCCAAAAGCATTGCCGCTCAACTGGATTGCCCAATCGAGCAAGTGCTAGCCGTGCTTGAATCGTTTGGTGTTGACGGAGCTGATGTGGCAGAAACGCCACAGGCGGACGAAGTGTATTCGCCATATTTTGGTTGACAGCCAACCAAAATGGTTGTATAATTAACACATGGACAGCGCGGTGCTGCTCATGTTACACAAACAGACACACATAAAGGAATTATCATGTCTAAATCATTTACCCATGCAGGCGTTTCTAAACAAGACGGTCAGTTCAAAGTTCGCTTTGCCAATGATGCAATGCGAACCAAAGTGCTGATCAAGAACGGTCACACTGACATTGACATCGTCGAGCTCAAGCACGCTATGACCAAGGAAGATGCAGTGGCATTCCTGATCAGCATTGACTTCGACAACGGCAACAAAGAAGTTCGTGCCGCACTCGAAGCGGAAGTTGAGAAGCGTACAGAGACTCCTAAGGCAACTGCCAAGCCCGCTGTCAAGGCCAAGGCAACTGCCAAAGCAAAGCCTACAATGGAAGGCATCAAGGCCAAGGTCGCTGCTAAGAAAGCAGCACCTAAGTCTACCGTCAGCAAGGCTGAAGTCGTAGCCCAATTGGCTGACATGGAAGACGCTCCATACTGATCAACCCCTGCAGTGTGCGTAGAGGCAGTGCCAATAAGTCCTCTTCGATAAGGAACATATGAGTAGATTAGATTACATTGGGAGACCGTGGACTGCTTTCGATGCTAAGAACAAGCAACACCGTCAATGGTTTGCAGAGTTCCAGCGTAAGAAGACTTGGAGTCGTTGCCCAGTTCGATTCATTGTATCGGACGAACACGGTGATTTGGTGACGTTGATCCAGCGCAAGTTGATCAACCACTACGTGGATAAAGAGTTTGGCAAAATTGCAGGTTGACTTACCAGTTTCACTTCTGTATACTTGTTAATAACTGCACAGCAGTCTAAAACAAGGAAAATAAATGAAACAATTCAATCCAGAAACAAAGACCTTTAAGCTATTTGACGCAATGTACAAAGGCGAAAAGGTCACAGCTAGCCAAGCAGAGAAGCGCTTTGGTATTAAGAATATCAGTGCAGAAGTTAGCCGTATCCGTCATAACGGTTATGCAGTTTATGCTAACACTCGCAAGGCCGGCAACAATGTTCAGGTAACTGAATATGAAATTGGTCGTCCAAGCCGTAAGGTTGTGGCGGCAGGTTACAAGGCTCTGGCTCTCGGCCTAGTTTAATCAGAGAGTTGCTCCGAAGTCCGGGGGTAGTGTCCCGGCAACAATAGGACCCCTCCACGCTGGGAAGCTGTTGAGGGGTCCGCCTTTTGTGGCTAAAATACAACAACAAAGTGGTTGACACTTCGGTAAAACCTTGCTATAATACATACATAGACAACAAGGAGCAGGACATGGGCTACAAGGTAATCGCAGACAGGGACACAATGGACATGATGCGTCAGAAATACGGTCCTCGCAAAGGACTGGAAGGTCCGTTCAACTTCAGTGGTCGTGTTCTGTATTACGATCCTAAAGAAGGCAGCTACTACGATCCTACAACGGACTTCTACGTGGAGCAGAGCGAGATGGACATGATCAACAATCGCTTGATGGAGGTACTGGCTCGTGCCTAACATCACAATCCACCCAAAGCTGAACCCATTAGAGGTCATCCTGGTTGAGGAATACATGACCCGGCATTGGCCCAAGGTCACCCACTACACTATGACTGAGGGCAACGAATGCGTCTGGGTCTATTACAGCAACATGAACCTCTACTTCGTGTTCCGCGATGGACGAGTGGTTGACGTCCAGATAGATTGATTGTATAATACATACATCGCAACAAGGAGCTGACATGCTGAAATTGATTGGTTGGATTACAGTGATTTACTTCCTGTTCTACTTTGGCATCGTCCAAGTCCTAGCAATCTGGGGCATGGCTGCTCTTGCAATGATCGCGAGCATCTAATGAAACACTACATCTACCTTGAGACCACAGTTTGGGACGAACCCAATCAACCAAACCATGTCTACATCTTTACCGAAAAGCCCACGGGTCGTGCGATCAAATGCATGGGCTACGTCCGGGCAGGAACCAAAGAAGTCTTCAAGTTCAAGAAGCCCTACAACATCGAACTCAAAGGACGCACGTTCGAGGCCTTGACCTAATAAATAATCTATGCTATAATAAGCATATGGAGAACGCAATGAAACGAACAATTACCGCAATCGCACTATTGGCCACAATCGGCTTTTCGAATCCTGCCCTTGCATGGGGAGATCGAGAGCAAGGCGCCCTGGTCGGCATTGTGGGAACTTTGATCTTCCAGCACATTCAACGTGATGGAAGTGTTGTCCGTCAACCCGCTCCTGTTATAGTGCAACAGCCTCCAGTGATCTTTCAACAGCCACAAGTCATCTATGCACCTGTTCCTCAGCAGGTCATTATTCAAAATCCAGCAATCATCTGCCCGGAAGGACTTGCTTCATTCTACAATCAAAGGACTGACCGATACGGTAGAACCTTCTACGTCTTCGACGGGTGCCGCTAAACTGTAGATAAGAATTCCTGGCGTTCGTTCAACGGATAGGACATCTTTCTTCTAAAGAGATAATAGTGGTTCGATTCCACTACGCCGGACCATCACAACCAACCATCAATCATGCCCCGTATCCCTACGCATCTAGTGGAAGAAGCCTTCGAAGACCCTGAAGACTTCGATGATGAACAACCAACTGTTGGCCGTAAGCTGCCGCGTCAAATGCGAGAAGAAGAGCTACAGCGACGAGCACTGTTGCAAAAACGCCACAAAGAAGAATAGACCTTTTGGTTGACAGTCTAGCCAAACCTTGCTATAATACACACATGGACAACGCAAAAGGAAGCAAGATGAACAAACAATGCTACGTTAGGTTCAACGAAGACCTGCATGTTCTCTACAATGATCGTTTCATTAGAGTCTCGCTGTTCACGTTTGAAGACAGTGGCCAACGATGCTGTCACTTGGGCGGGCCGGCGAACTGGGAGATCAGCTACACAGGGCCCGAAGCTGACGAAAAGTTTGAAGAGCTGTTGACCTTAGAAGAAGTCTCGTGGGGTGACTTGAAGCGGCTGGGCTTCACACAATACGGTTGACAGGGCTAGCCAATCCTGCTATAATACACACATGGACAACGCAAAAGGAAACGAAATGCTCAAGCATCAGATCAAGCACGTCAAGGCTGCTATTGCTACTGAATCCAAATACCGTGCTGCCGATGCCGCGGTGAAGAAGTTCCAAGATGCTGCCCAAGCCAACTACGACACTTCTGCTTTCGCTAACGGCTACTTGGGGTCAATGGTTGCGGGCATGGCAGCACAGCACCTGACTAAGGCGCAGTTCGCAGAGTTCCTGGTGGCAATGGAGCAGTCGGCAGTCAAGCAACAGGCCGAAGTGGATGCAAAAAAGAAGTACGCATTGACTTGACAGCCTAGCCAAAAGGCAGTATAATACACACATACACAGCAACAAGGAGCGAACCAAATGGCTAAACTACTGATCACTACACAAGTCTACGAGAACTACGGCGCCCACGATTGGGACGGAGTCGGTGAGTGCCCACAGTACTGGAAAGCCAAAGGCGGTTCAGACTACGTGGTCAAGAAGATCAACGTGAACAAGGTCACAGAGACTGTGATGGGTGTACGCTCGCAGATCGAGCAGGACAATCATGCGTTCCGTGAGACCATCATCGATTGGACCATTGTTGCTGACAATGCGCTCACAGAGTTTGAGCAGAGCCAGTTGGACTACGAGGGCAAGATCCGTTATGGTTCTAAGGAGATAGCATGGTAAATCAAGCAGTCATTAACCTGGCCATTGTGCTGGCGCCTGTATGGATTATGGGCTTGGCACTTTTGGTTGACTGGTTAGTCAATTGAGTATATAATACATACATAGACACACAAAGGAGCAGAGATGAGCGTTAGAGAACACATTGTTATTGATACCCGTCACGGTGGCCCTTATGATCGCGGCACGGCAGACAGCTACTACCGCAGACGCTTTAACCCACACTACTATGTTGGCGACACTGGAAGTTCACCGCGTGTCCCACTTGCTAGCATGACACCTGACGAGATTGTAGCCTACACCGCAGGCTATGATGACAACGAAGAAGCTGGTGATTACAAGGATTGGGGTTGATATGAAACTGTTTGAAGCTACTGTACGCAGGCCCGATGGCTCAGAGTTCAAAGACCGGGTGGGTGCGTCAGATGCACAGGAAGCCCGCAGACTGTTGCAAGAACGCCACGGTCCCCGTGCTATTCCATATGTGCCGCATATGATTCCAAGTTAACCCTACGGTTGACTGGGTTATTGATTGGTGCTATAATTAACACATAATAAGAAATAAGGTTGCTGAAGTAAAGAGCACGTAAGGACGCTGAGGAACAGTGTTAACGCCCTAGAGGAACTGGGGCACTTAGGTGGGGCAACGGTTGACAGAGCGATAAATTGGCAGTATAATACATACATACACACAAAAGGAGCGAGAGATGACTAAAGTAAATTATGACCGTTTTGCTAGTTTTGACATTAACGAGTGCTGTGACCACTTTGACAGCGAGAAGCAGAGCAACTGGAAGAAGATAAACAAGTTCATCGTGGCAGATGGACAAGAGTACGCCCACATTATGGAAACAGAGTTTGACTTTGAAGACACTGGTGATGGCGAGTACGAGGCCTTCCAAGCAGGCGTTAAGTATGCCCTAACTAAGATGAACATTGCCTTTGAGGCGGCCGCACTAGATCTGCAGGTATGCGAGGTGGACTTGGTAGAGAGCATGGGCTTTGTGCTGGTACGTGCAGACGACGAGCCCGAGGACTTTGTAAAACGAGTGCTGAAAAAGCCCGTTATGATGGTTGACAGCTGGTGCTAAAGCTGTTATAATACATACTTAAACAACAAATAGGAGCGACACTATGCGTACAGTACAAGAGATCAACCAAGCTATTATGTTTGGCGACTTCACCAATGTAGAGTTGTCCAGCATGATTGATGCTGTTAAATGGCGCCGTGCTACACTGGCCAAGCTGACCAAAGCCAGCCTTGCTGTTGGTGACACGGTGAACTTCACCAGCTCAAAGACTGGTATGGACGTCACAGGCCGAGTGCGTAAGATTGCTATTAAATATGTCACAGTGGACACTGGACAGACTCTGTGGCGAGTGCCGGCTAACATGTTGTCCAAAGTGGATGACAGAGCTTACGCTTGATCGTATAATAAACACTTAAACACACATAGGAGCGAACCCAATGGCAACTAAAGGATATAAAGTTTTGAGCTTGGAAACTAACCCAAAAGCTACCGTCAAGAGCCTAGAGCAGAAGGCAGTAGAGAAGAACCTCACAGAGACTGACGACGAGATCAAAGATCGTATGCGTCAACGTTTTGACATTGCAGACGAGATGACTCGTGCTGTAAAGAAGGGCGACATTCGTGCAATGATCATGACTGGACCCCCGGGTGTAGGCAAATCGTTTGGCGTTGAGTCAGTGCTGGCTAAGCATGACATGTTCGCTGACATTGCCAACGACTCTAAGCTGAAGAAGTACGAAGTGGTCAAGGGCGCAATGAGTGCTATTGGACTCTACAAGAAGCTGTATGAGTTTAGTGACAAGAAGAGCATCTTAGTGTTTGATGACTGCGACTCAGTACTGTTAGATGACCTAAGCCTTAACATCCTTAAGGCTGCATTGGACTCAGGTAAGAAGCGTATGATCTGTTGGAACACTGACAGTAGACTCTTACGTAGTGAGGGTGTGCCTAACAGCTTCGAGTTCAAGGGCGGCGCGATCTTCATTACTAATATTAAGTTTGAGAACGTCAAGAGCAAGAAGCTACAGGATCACTTGGCAGCATTAGAGTCACGCTGCCACTACTTGGACTTGACTATTGATACTGAGCGTGAGAAGATCCTGCGCATTGAACAGATCGTAGAGGACGGCATGCTCAAGGACTATGAGTTCGAGCAGTACACTGTGGATGAGATACTGGACTTCATTAAGGACAATAAGAAGAAGCTGCGAGAGCTATCACTACGTATGGTATTGAAGCTAGCAGACTTGAAGAAGAGCATGCCGGGCAACTGGCGTGCTGTTGCAGAGGTTACATGTATGCGTAGAGCATAACTGTAGCAGGGCTAGGCCCTGTAGAGTACATGTAGGTCCGATTCGCTCCCGGCAATGTATTTAGCAGGCTGGCCTAATAAACAGAGTGTATAACTCTGTTTCAATCCTAACTGATCCGATTCGCTCCCGGCAGGTTAGGATTTTTTTTATCTCGAGACTCGGGGTGGTGAGGGGCGATGAGAGGTGGTCGGGGCTTTATATATTATATTATTATTACTATATTATTACAGCTTAGTGGTGCTAAATCACCACCACAGAAAGAAAAGTACTCCACCTTAATTTTTTGCGCGGTAATTTTTTACGGGCTGTAGACCCATTCTGTGCGCTCATACCAATCTTTCTTCACTCAAACAAAAAGGTCCGCCTGGGACCTTTTACTATGATCTATATCGTAGTTCTACGCTGGCTGTACATTAGCCAATTGCTTAATACGTGCCAACTCATCAGGTGCAGATGCTGTCTGTGTATCTGTCGGCTGTGCTTTTGGAGCCATCTTAGCTTGTAGTGAAGCAACTGCATTTCCAGCACCTTTATTCACGTTTGATACTGCGCCAGCTAGATCACCCTGTGCCAAACTGGTCACTGCTCCCACACCTTTAGCCACGTTAGCTAAGGTACCACCAGCAGATAATGCTGCCTGCTTGACATCACCCTGCGCCAAGGCTGTGCCAACGTTAACAGCTCGTGCTACTGTGGCTAATCCACCACCTACAGCACCAGCTAAGGCATTCAGTGCAGTTCTACTGTCACCAGCTTCTAATGCATCAGCGGCAGCGGCTATAGCTTTGATCAGTCGAGTCTGTGGAATAATGTCAGTTACCTTGTCTAATAAGGGATACTGTTTCATCCAACCGTTCAGCTTGTTTAACAAGGTTTGTGGTTGTTCTTTTTGGGGGTCTATGGTACCTATGAGTGCCTGTATGTCAGCTACATCTTTTGGTGTGGGAGTTGGCTCTACTGTATCTGTAGGTGATGCCATTACTTCTGCACCTATTTGTGGCTGTGGTGTGACTAGTTCTTTTATTAGCATTGACTATTTATCAGGTTTGCCTTGTCTATTATCCCAATGGGATACATATGCATACTAACAGGAGCTAACTATGACTAAAATACCCAACGGTACAGAGATTAACTGCTAACATAATTGATTTAAAAATCTGTTTTGGCGCTGCGCCGCTTCGCGGCTACGACTCTGGTGGCCGTTATTCGTAGAGGTAGTTCACTGTGGTCTCGTTATCAGCTAACATGCTAGCACCGTTACTCATGTGGAATCTACGAGCCATTTCAGTCTTGGGGCTCAAGGTCACATAGGTCTTGATAGTGGGGCGGTTCTGTGCTATGTGTATGCGAGCAGCTCGAATCATTCTGCGTCCCGCACCCGTTTGGTATGACCATATGGTATAGAATGCAGCCACATTGTCCCCAGTTTTTCCCAGTTCAGTTTCCGTAGTGGGCACAGCATCTAAGTAGGCCACACATACCACTGCGGCTGGCTTGTCATCTTCCATCAATACTAGTATTTCAGCGTGATCATGTATGCGACTAGCAGTGGGAATGGCCGGACGTACAGGGTCATCCTTGACCAAGTCGATAAGTGGATCGTGGAGATCTTGGATTACTTTTAACATGATTCGCTACCTTGTTGAGTTTTATATACACGTACTTATCTTTTATTGATAAAAATCATGTTACAGTAAGATTAAATGTCGTCCGAAGGTAGTTGATTCAGCAGTTGTCTAAGTTTACTTGACTCTACCTGTGCGGTATTCTTCTTAATGGCAATGCCCGCTAGTGGATCATGTCCTTCTCGGGGTTGTCCACGTGCCCAACCTTCTGTGCTAGTTCCACCTGTAGTACTAGATCTCTGGAGACTGTTAAGGATTTGATTGCCCTTGCTCACTGGAGCACCGCCTGAATCATTACCATACTCGCCCTGCCCTTCTTCTCCTGGATCTGTAATACGTAGAGTATCAATGTTAAAGTCCAAATCAATCTTCATGCCCACACCCGAACTACTACGAGTTTTCATCAGCTGGATTTGATACTTGCCACGTTCACGCATGGCCCTTGATGTAAAGATACCAAACACGTTGTCCGCAGTCTGTATCTTACTTAATCCACCCGAAATGTGACTGTGATCAAACTCAACTTCTTCCACAGCACCACGATTCAACTGTGCAGCCGTTACCAAGACACACTGCTTCTCCACTGCTAGGTTACGCAATTCTTCACTTACGTACTTGTCCTTAATAAACAGGTTCTCCGCTGAAATCTTCTTGGAGATTGGCATCAGCAAGTCCAAGTAGTCTACTAACAAGATGTCTACTTTACGTCCTAGTTTAATCTCATACTCTTTCAAGTAACTACGCACATCATTAGATGTTTTACCCGATGGCATGTACTTGACTTGATATGTGCCGCTCTTCTTGCCAATTACCTTAACCTTCATCTCAACATCATCAATATTCTTAAAAATGTCTCTGCTAGGTATATCAGTTATCATACTATCCACACGCATTGATACTAGTTCTTCACTTAATTCTAGAG